TACTGCCTTGAGTGCCTTGGTACGGAACTCTTCTACAGTCACAACATTTACAACTACAGTTCGAGTGAGATCAACTCCACGACTTTCTAGGAGTGACTTATTGACAGCTGCTTCAGTATCAAAATAGAGACAATAGCCATCGGGATTGGAATCGAGAAAATTCTTAACAACGGCGAGACTGAAGAAAGTTTTTCCAGTAGAAGACTCTCCAGCAATAGCAGTAATCTTATTCCCAGATACACCACCAAATACACTACCTGACACCAGTGAATTAAAAATGTACGAACCTGTGTCAACATAAGTTTCAGTCTCATCAATGTCTGCTGCGAGTTTGGTATAATCATCACCAATCTCTTTTACAATATCTTTTAAAAAATCCATTAGTTCCAACGTTTGGTTTTCAAATGTTTTAATACATCATCACGAATATCCATTAATTCATGATAACATTTTTGATTGTGTGCACATTCTCTAAGTGCATGGTCTGGTTTTAAAACTGATTCAATGAATAAATCAAGTCCCCTATTCCATTTAATTTGTCTAGACTCTTCATCATTAATAGAATTTTGATCCTTCATGAAAAGAAGTCCTCCAAACTTACAACTTTTTCAATAGACCATCCAATCGCATCAAGTATTGTTTTAATTGGTTCAACAAAACTTTTTTCAAATTGTAGGTCATAATCTATGTATCTGTCAATATCAAGTTCCCTAGGAAAATCAGAAATGAATGAGATAATATTTTCATGAATAATATTTGGTTTCTTCAAATATAGAAACTTAATTTTTTCCCCATTGTTGATGAGAGAATATTTCTTATCAAGTTTCTTCTCTTTAATGTAATGATTGAACAAAAGAGAACCACGAATATGAATGGGAGTTCCCTTTATATAAATGCTGGAATGAGATTTATATTTTTGAACATCAGAAGCTGTTCTTGGAAAAGCAATAGATTCTGGGGGAAGTGTCTTAAATTCACGACGACATTCATCAATGAACTCAATGACTTCATCTTCAGTTCCATTCATCATCAGTTTAAGGCCATCCTTAATCATCTTCCGACAAGGTGCAGGAGTAGATGATTTGACTGCCTCAATACCCATCATTTTCAGTTTGGGTTCAGTATATTGAACACCCTCACTATTCCACACATTAAGAATATAACGTTTCTTGGCAGTCCAAATACCACGATCAGCAATATTCTCACGCTTCATGATCATTTTCTGTTCATATGCCTGAACATACTCCGCAAGTTCCTGATAACTGGATTCGATGAACGGTTCCAACTTGTCTTGGCAGATCTTATCAAGTAGAGAAACAATCTTTGTTTTATCGTCAGACTTACTATCAAGAAATTTATTAACAAGAGGTCCCATATTAAGATAGATTGAGTCAGTGTCAGATGCGATGACATAATCCTTCCCATCCGTTTGCAAAATCTTATTTAGATATCCATTCATCCGATTCTCAATCCAACGGATAGAGACTTGACCAGAAAGCGTAATCGCCTCCGCATTGGCCAGTTTGTAGTACCTAAAATATTGATTACCAATAGCACCATATGCAGAGTTGAGCTGAATCTTACGTGCCATCTGGATATTGTTGCACCGAGCGATTTCTTTCTCAAGTGCCTTCGTTGGAGTTTTTTCATAATCTTGCTTTGCCTGAAGCATCTTCTTTTTATAGATGGTACGATCTTTATAAATCTTTTCCATCAGTTCTGGCAGAAACCCACGAACATCCTTCCGGTACATAGCACCATTGGCACATACTGCATTGTCCTTATACATCTCAAATGTCAGTTCCTCATTAAGTATCTTATCAACTGTGGCTGATGGGTGGCGGGAATCCCGTAACGTCTCTGGTGAGATGTTGTACTGCATAATAAGATGAGGATACAGAGAGTTGAGGTCAAAAGACACAACCCAATCATACTTTCCTGGAATCGGTTCCTTAACATAAGCACCTGCATACTTTTCGTTTTTGGAAGAAACTTCTTTTTGAGGGATTACTATATTCTTTTCTTTTAAGTAATTAAAAATGATAGTATCCCACATACGAACTTGTGAAAAAACATCGGCATAGTTTGCTTTCGCATCATAGGCCATAGTAAGAGCAAGTTCTTCCATACGGTCAACAAGTTCCACGTCAATGATATTATATTCTACAAACTTTTGCCACCCATTTGTGTAGAAGTCTTTAAAAGTATCAAACTCGGAGTGATCCAACTTTTTCTGACCAAGTTCTACACTCGCAATGTAATCCAGACGATAGGATTCCTGCGCTTTATAAGTGAACTTCTTATAAAGATTTAGGTAATCAAGTTGTGTAATGCCACCAACATCATAAGAAATGTGTTTGCGACCTTGTACGAACGTTTCCTTTTCTGTCACCAATCCCCATGGTGACATACGCTTCATTAACTTTTCACCCAGAATACGATCAATACGACGAACCAAATATGGAATATCATACAATTCACTATTCCATCCAGTCACAACATCTGGTGTGTTGCTCTCAATCATCCACCAGTTGATGAAACTGCTTAAAAGTTCATGCTCGGTACGAAATCCTTTATAGATAACATTTTTTTGTTTATTATCAAAAGGCCCACGACCCCAAGTACGTATTTGCTTGGTCTCATAATCTTGAATTGTAATTAGAAGAACTTCTTCTGCGGCAGATTCTACATCAGGAAATCCATTCTCTGATGCAACCTCAATATCAAGAGTTGTGATTTTAATTTTACTGGTATCAAATTTAATGTCACCAGGATATTTGTCAGAAATATACTGATAGATATATCTCTCGTTTCCGTATACTTTAAAATTTTCTACACCTTCATACTTCTTATAAAATTCCCTACAATCCCGAACTGTTCCAGGTTTAATAGATTCTACATAATTACCATCTAAAGTTTTATACTTTGTTCTTTTTTCAGATTTAACGAAAAGAGTTGGATAAAACTCTTCTCGCTTTTCAATTCTTTCCCCATTCTCAACACCACGAACTAGAATATTATTACCAACTAGTTGAACATTAGTATAAAAGTCTTGACTCATTATTTAATAAGGTCCTCGTATTTTTCAAGAAGAGTAGGAGTTGGATCTACAAGAGTAAGAATCTTGTCAGAGCTTATCATAAAAGTATCCTGTTTAGTAACGTCCATCATCCATGGACACAAATTAGGACCTTCCCAAATTTCATGTGGATTAATCAGTTTACAATCTGGTTGGCCAATATCGGCAACAACTTCCTCAATTTCACTAATCAATCTTTCACTGTTCACTAACAGAATCACTTTGATCATCTTCGTTTCCGACATTTCCTTCCCTCAATTGTTCGTTTGCATCTTTTTCAAAATCCAATTGCTCTGAATACAATTCTTTAATTCTATCTACAGGATCAACCATTGTAACAACCCAATCCAAAGGAATAGGAATTGTTGAATCTTTAGACAATGGCATCCACGGATATAGTTTAATAGAAAACTGTGTTGATTGCCTTTTAGCTGTAATCACATCATCCGCATCATCATTTTCCCCATCAAGTTGATTTTTTTCCATTGCATCAGATACGGGGTCATAAAATATTTTGGTCACATATGGTTTGACTAAAAAATATCCTATGAATTTTTCTTCAGGAGAAACCATTTCTTTGATATCACAAATAACATCTTCTCCAGATTTTAAAGAAACAATTTTAATTGTCATTACTTCTATTCTACCTCTTTACAATTATAAGCAAAAAAAGAGGAGGTGTCAACTGGATTGTGCCAGTTACCTCCCCGTCTGCGGCGACGATATTCAATTTTATTTATTTGGTTTTTGGTGTGAGTTTATATGCTCCGAATATTGATCCGCCAATTGCGGTTAAGATTGCTGGGATTACTAGAAGTTCCATATGAGTATTAATGCTTAATAGATGATTATTTAGTCAGGAAGTATTATGAAACCAAGAAGGCGATTGGCCATCCGAAAAAAAGAGTGGAAGCAGTTCCAAATAATAAAGTGGATATGGTAAAGTTCATAGTTTCC